AGAAGATGTCCCTATAGTTACAGGTGATCCTTGGGATGAACCGCAACCCGCTTATAATGCTAAGTATCCATTTAATCAAACCTTTGAAACCGAAGGTGGCCACCTGGTAGAATTTGATAGCACACCTGGCCAAGAAAGAATTCATGTTTATCATAAGGCAGGAACCTACATAGAGATAGACGTAAACGGAACCATGGTTAGAAAAACTATGGGTGACAACTTTGAGTTAATTGAGCACAATAACTATTTGTATACTCGAGGTGCATACAAGTTAACCGTCGAAGGTGCTACACAAATTCTAGTCAAGAATAAAGTCGACTTGCAGGTTTATGGTGATGTTAATGCAACGGTTAACAATAATCTAAACTTAAATGTTGCGGGGGATACTAATATAATCACCGGCGGCGCCTTTAATGTTAAAGCAGACTCAGTTAACTTCACTGCTGCAGGAATGGTTGAAATAGCAGCGGATGGTGGCACGGCGATAGATGGAGGTGAGATCAACTTCAATTCAGGTATTGCATCAGCGAATGGTCTTGGGGCAGCTCCCGACACACTTGAAATAGAAGAGACTGATGTAAATCCTCTACAAAGACCTGATACTAATCAGGATGCTTTTGATCTTGATGCAGGTGAACCTGGAGCAGAAGAAATACATCAAAGGCAAGTCGAGAATGGAGATATTGTGGAAACTACACCCTCTGAGGGTGAATCTGCAGAGCCTCTCGATAATCAGATCGATCCTACAGAATGTGATTGCGGCGAGTTTGCTAATACCACCGTATTTCCTGACAATCTGCAACTATCTAAGTTTTTTAATCTCGGTCAGCTATCATCAAGATCTGCAGTTGTCAAAGAAAAGGTTACAGCACAAAGAGGTTTGACTCAAGGACAAATCGTTTGCAATCTTAAGAACTTAGCAGTTAACTGTCTAGATAAGATTAAGACAAAATACCCAGATATGATTGTCACTAATGCATTTAGATTAGATAAAGCCGCACGCACTAATGTGTCTGATCACGGTGCTGGTATGGCAGCTGATATTCAGTTTCCTTCTGTGCAACCATCGCAATACTTTGAGATCATTAAATGGATAGCAGATAATGTGCCGTATAAGCAGTTGCTGCTTGAGTATGGGGGCGGAGCAAGAAATCCGTGGATCCATATTGCCTTTGATAAGACAGGTCAACGGCATCCTTTAGCCACAGCGACCTTTAAAGACCATAAAGTGTACGCCAGAAACAAATTTGTGAACCTTGCATAATGGCTTTAACGGTTATTAAAACAGATTTAGTTGGCTTTCCTTCACCTGCTATAGGTGATGAAGCATCTGAGGCAGTAAATCCTACCTTTATCTATAATATTCCTGAGAATATAGGAATTCTTTTTGAATATGCAGCTAATGGAACTCCGACTTCGACTACAACGATGTCTGAAAGAGAAGCCACTATTGTAAGCCTTTTACAGCAACCAAATACGAATAAAAAACTAAGAAGTGTTAACCCGTCATCTTTCGCTAATATACTTCATCGGGGGGATATTACCCATTCTTTTGTAATTGATACTTCCGCTGTATTAGGTCGTCGATCAATTACAAGTGCAGATAATTTGGATCAAAGTCAAATTATACAAGGTGTAGAACGAAGATCTAACGGCGAACTAAAAAACCAGCATGTTGTCTATTATATCATAAAGCCTATCGTAGAGTCAGGAAATGTACAACTTTTATCAAATGTTCAGGTTGGCGGAAATATTGCTAATAGTTCTGCATACTTTGATGGTACAAATCATTATACCCTTAAAGGATCAACAGATTTAACAAATGAATTTTCTAGATTGTCTGTTGGGCTAACTCCCAGCGGACCCATGGGTGCTTTCTTGCAACAAGCTGTACAAACTAATTATCTTTATGGTGATATTACAGGTAGCACCTTTTTAAGTGGAGAAAGGAATAGATTAGGGACTGATGCAAATTTGATGGTGTCATATAGAAATGGGTTGATTAACGCATCGAATGTACATTATTCAAACATACTTTTATTGATGGATTATTTGGCTTCTAACACAAAGACACTAGTTTCTAATGTTTTGCTTCCTAACGCTATTATATCATATGATCCTCCTTTTTATATGCCAGGTGTTTATGAAAGAACACCGTTTAGTATAAAGTTGTCTTTCTTTTATGAAGACCTAGGTAACCCGGGATCCAATTTGGTTTCTATAAACGGGAACTGTGTTTCTGACTTAAGTAACATAGGCATAACCGTCACTAAACTATCCTCGAGTGAGTTTGTAGTTTCAGGATCTTATACGGGAGCTTTGGGGGATTCCTCATATAAGTTTGTAATGCGAGATGGGACGATAAAAGAACTTCCCTTTAACACAACAGAAGATTATCGTGCGTTGGTTGAGTTTTCTCTACCCCCTCAAACTACAAAAGAAGTTTCAATTGTCTTTAATTTAGAGTTTGATGGAGGTACTCTTTTCTCACCAACAATCTTACAATCAGTTAATTTTTCTTTCAATAACGCTGTAAGTATAATTGAATCATTAGTAAGGAGCAGATAATGCGTCCAGTAGCCAGAAAAGATGATAAAGTGACATCCCCCAACGGATTTGGATTTAAGTGTAGGTTTCCTGGGACAACTTCTGTAGGAGAGGTAAATAGCAATAATGTTTACGCTAATGGAAAATTAATCGTTGTTATAGGAAATAAAATATCCCCCCATCCTTTGGGACCTTGTGCAGTAACCGATACGGGTGTGTTAGTCAAAGCATCTAGCACAGTTAAGATTGGCGGAAAGGGTATGGGGCGAATTGGTGATACCTACACCAATAATGATATTATTTCGCAAGGTTCAACGAATGTTTTCGCTGGAGGCTAATAAATACTTTTATGGCAATAAACACACGCACCTTCACAGACTTTAATTTTAACTTTACACCTCACCCCGCAACTGCTGACATCGTCAAAGTACAAGATGAAGAGGCAGTAAGGAGTGCGATACGTAATCTTATTCAGACAAAAAATTTTGATAGACCCTTTCATCCTGAGATTGGATGCGGCATACATAATCTATTGTTTGATAACTTTACTCCACTAACAATACAGCTAGCGAGAAAAGCGGTGGGAGATATTCTACGCGCCTATGAACCTCGAGCAGAAATTCTCGATATTCAGGTAACATCTCCGCAAGACAGTAATGATCTAACTATTACGGTCATCTTTCGTTTGATAAATTCAGATAATCCTGTAAAAGTAACTACGATTCTTAATAGGACAAGGTAATGTCTACAAATCTTCGCGTCACTGAACTAGATTTTGATGCTATTAAGACAAACATCAAAAACTTCTTCAAAGCTCAGCCAGAGTTTTCTGATTATGACTTTGAGGGTTCGTCTTTATCTGTTCTTATCGATACCTTGGCTTATAACACACACTATAACGCCTTCTATCTTAACATGGCGGTCAATGAGGTGTTTATTGACAGCGCAGTGAAGAGAGAATCAGTTGTCTCTCTAGCCAAGATGCTTAACTACACTCCTCGAAGCGTAAAAGCTGCAAGTGCAAAACTAAATATAACAGTTAATGGTGTTATTGGTTCTCCTTCTTCCCTAGTTATTGACAGATATACAGCGTTCACAACAACTATTGATTCAAAATCATATAGTTTTTACAATATTGAACCTGCGACAATTACTCCTGAAGGTTCTACATATTCTTTCGAAAACTTGACAGTTTTTGAGGGAAGATTTATTGTCAATAAGTTTACAGTGGGCGCGACCCCGGGCCCTGCAGAAAAGTTTGTTATTCAAAATAAAAATATAGACACTAACACATTACGAGTGACGGTGCAGCCATCCTCTAGTTCATCTGAAAGTTTTGCCTATACAAGATATGATGGAGATATTAGTACACTCACAGGGTCGTCTGCTATTTACTTTTTAGAGCAGAACAGTCAGGGGTTTTATGAGGTTTATTTTGGTGACGGCATTATAGGTGCAGGTTTAAGTTCAGGCAATAATGTGACTCTCGAATATTTAGTGACCTCAGGAGAAGAGGCTAATATTTCTGATAAAGTGTCACAAACATTTGCATTATCGGGCAGCATTCAAGGATATTCAGATGTAACAGTTGCAGTTTCACAAAAGTCATCCGGAGCTCAACCAGAAGAAACTACTGAAGAAATTAGATTCAATGCAACTCGTGCTGCTACATCTCAAAACAGATTGATTACTACTAGTGATTACTCGGGATATCTAAAGAGCACATATAATTATATTGATAAAGCGGTCGTATGGGGAGGGGAAGATAATAATCCTCCGCAGTATGGCAAGGTCTACATTTCTATTCTTCCAAAACCCAATCAAACTCTCACAGCGACACGCCGGGGGGAGATTGTTACAGACATTAAGAAAAAGCGTGCTCTGGGTATAACACCTGCCTTTATAGATCCTGAAATCTTCTTTATTGTTATTCAAGACACAGTAAAGTATAATCCAAATTTAACTAATGATAGCTCGGTTGATATTCAGAACGCTGTTCGTGCAGCAATCGAAAATTATTTTTCAACTAATATCACACAATTCGGCGATGACTTTTCTGCTTCTAGGCTAATCGCAGCCATCGACTCTGCGAAAGATTCAATTATTAGTAATAGTATGATACCTATTGTTGAAAAAAGATTTACTCCTAGTACAGGAATTGCATTTACGCAAAGTTTTCAGATCGCTAACAAAATTGAGCCAGAAACACTTTCAACTACATTTTTTTATTTTAATCCGTTATTTGACACCGTTCCCATTAAGTCTAAGATCATTGATGTTAAAGACGCAACAGCTTTAGTGGTTACAGGGACTTACAGAAGAAGCGGACAGGTGGTGACAATAAACACACCTTTAGCACCTCATGGATTATCCCCCGGCGAAACTGTCACTATTGTATTTACGGGTTCTGCTTTAGATGGCAATTATTCTATTGTATCAACACCCACAGAAAAGTCATTGACTATTCAAACAGAAGAGGAAGGTGTCGATTATGGCACAGTGACGATAACTGCTCAAAAGACAGGAAAGCTAAAGATTATTGATGCAGATACCTCAAGAGTTTTAAATAATAATGTGGGAAGAAT